TCTTCGCTTTGACCTGCCTTATGAGGAGGAACTAACTTACCAGTTCCAGAGTTAACTTGTAACTGATTCAAACACTTTCTAAGATCAGGATATGTTGCACGAACATATGTGTCCAACACATCTAAATCAAAGTCAATGTTTTCAGTTACTAATACAGTTGCGGCACGTGCAGTAAATTCAGTCATATCAGTTTTTGCGATATGAAATGAATGGCAACGTGACTTAAGCGCAGGGATAATCTTATGCTGATAGTTACACGTTAAAATAAAACGCACAGTTTCGGCATATGCTTCCATATCGCTACGCAATGCAGCCTGAAAGTCAGGAGTTGTGTAGTCAGCCTCATCAAGCAGAATGATCTTCATTTTACCAAACGGAATAGTCTGTGAGAATGAATTGATTTTGTTTTTAACAATATCAATACCACGCTCACGACTAGCGTTGATTTCCATTACATCATATTCTTCAATACCAAGTTCGTGAATGAGAACTTTGGCTAGTGTAGTTTTGCCTGTGCCAGGATCACCACTAAGCAACAAGTGAGGGATTGAACCTGCATTGATCCAATTCTCTACTTGTTGCTTTTGATTCTCGTCAACAAAAACATAATCACTTACAGTTTTTGGTCTGTATTTTTCTACCCAAAGTTGGTTCTTCATTCGTCTTCCTTAGATTGCCTTGTCACTAATATTGTAATCGCTAATATATTCATCACTTACTAATAAAACATCATTGTTGTCTACTTTACGGATAACTTTCTCGCCTTCAGGAGTCTCAATAGTGATACCTCTAGTCCAGCGACCGTGTGCTATATAAATATATTGTCCTACTTTTACATCTTTTTGCTTTGGCCCAATTGCATATACTTTAGCCCAACGTGGACGAATACCTGAACTCTTCATGTCATCATTTGGCATGATCAATCCAGATTGTGTAATTCGCTCACCGAACTCCATATCACTTACGATAATGGTGTCATGCAATGGTTTTAATTTATTAACTTTTGCTTTAGTGTAACTTAAACTCATAATTACTTTTTGGTCTCTTTAGTTGATACTTCTTTTGCTACTTCTTCTGCCTTGATGGCTTCTACTTCTTCATTTTCTTCATCTTCCATGATGAATTCAATTTCTTCTTTAGTCAACTGTACTTTTGCAATTTCTGGCTTAGGTGCAGTTTTAATTGGCTGCGGTGTCTTTTTAACAATGTTAGCCGCACGATTTGTAACTGTCTTAGCGTATCTGTCGCTAACTTTCTTGTTTACAGGCACAACAATGTTGCCGCTGGCGTCAATGATATCACCCCTAGCGTTAACCTTCATGTTGCCTACAGCCTTGACACGCTCGTTTTTAGTTGCAAGCGCACCCATATCGACTGTTTTACCTTTTGCTGATCTATATTTTGCCATTTGTTTCTCTCCTATTTCAAGAACTCTGTGATAGATAAATCATAGTGTAAACTATTTATACGGTGAATTCCTATCAAAAATAATACAAAACTGCTTACACTACTACCACGACCCACACCCCAAACAATGTTATGTTCACGCATGGTGTCTACAAGGTACTTGAGATACTTGAGTAGTATAAACATATCACGTTCCTGATACATTAGTAACTCTTCACCTGCCCGTTGTAGTTCGGCCTCACCATTGCATTGTTCCAAAACAAATTTTGCAATGTCAAAGTTTTTGTAACTTTCGGGAATGAACCAATTATTTCTACAACGTTCGTCAAATTCCTCAATGGATTCGTCAGATAGTGTATATTCAATAATTTCGGGTATATTGTTTAGATTTAGTTCTGGGTCGAACTTGATTGCATTTTCAACTAATACGTTTTTAAGTTGTGTTTCAGTATTTGTTAGATAAAGGTCGCAGAGGTCTTGTTCTGTATATATTTGTTGATTAAATTTATCTGCAATCATTGACGTATGATAACACAGACANTTGATAAAGTCAAATTACTTTTTACCCTTTTTGGGTTTTTCTTTCCAAGATAGTCCAAGTTCTTTCCAATCTTTGTCGTCAAACAGTTTAACTACATTGTCTGGTGATACTTTGCATTCTTCTTCGGTCATACAAATTGTGGGCTTATTCCACCAATTCATTTCTGAAAATAAACTTTCTGCAACTTCGGATACGATATTAAATCTTACGCCTTCGCTCATACTAGAGCCAAGAACTAAATCAGTAATTTTTAATCTGTTTTCCATTATTGCATTTAATTTCATTAGCAATATCATTCCAATAATTTGATCAAAGGGTTCTTCTGGAATTTCACAGATTTTAATACCTGCGTTTTTGTATTTTTCTATTGCTTCAATTTCTTTTTTATGAATCAATACAGAGTTTTGTAATTCTGACATTAAGAAATAACTTGCCCTATCCATAGCAACATTTTGTTCTCTTGGTGAATCAGTTTCTACCAATACGGATATAGTTAATTCATAGGAATTTACATAAAATTTATTTTCAAAATGTACGGCAGTTTGAAAATAAAAATCTTTTTCGATTCTAGTACTCATTTTTTGTCAGACTGAATATTAATTTGTGCGTTTAATTTTTGCTTATCAAACAATTCATCCATCTTTTTTCTATGTTGATTCTTGTAACTTTCAATAACCATCTGTAATTGATTCAATAATGCGCTATTTCCTGTTCTATATGCAAAATTTAATTTTTTATTTAGATCAGTTATTGTATCCTGCAACTCTTCCATAGTTTTTTCTGAAAGGTCGCTGATAAAAGGATGTTCCATTATATTACCATGCAGTTAATGGGACTCTACGCCAAATGTCATCCCCGACATACACTTGTGCGTTTGCAGTCAATGAAGTGCTATTTCCTTTAACAACAGTTTGTGTACCAGCAACACCATTTGTACGTGATTGGCTTATTGTGATATTTGCTGTACCAGTTGACGCACTGATAGATTTAATGTAGTATGCGTTGCCTGATACAATACCAGTGTTTGCTGTGTCAACATTACCAGTAAAGATGATTGGAGCATTTACAACTAAATTATTAGTTGGAGTAATAGTGATATTACCTGTTGTGTACATAGCACTAACGCTAGGAGTGTAAACTACTGTTTCTGTTGCATCATATGAATTTGTTGCAACATATAGATAATTTACAGGATTAGCATACATATTACCACTGCCACCGGCTAATGCTAAATTAGCACCACCGACAGTTGATGATACTGTAAATGTATTGCTACTTACTACATTTCTAATATAGTATTGTGTGCCAATTGTTACGTTACTATCAATTGATACACCTGTAAAGCATACAGGCAAATCAGTAAACAATTGTGAAGTGTTGTCTTGTGAACTTGTAGTAAAGATATTACCAGTTGAACTAGTAGAAATGATATTTAATTGACTGTACCCTGGACCTACGGCAACAGCGCCATTCATATCACCTTGTACGCCAGTTGGGATAACTGTGCGTGATTGAATTTGGGTAGATTCAAATGGTCTATTCAACGGAGTCATAGTGATTGAGTTACCACAATCAGCCGATGAAAGATTATATGTTAAAACTTGTGTGTTAGCAGGAGGTGAGATATATGCAACATTGTTAATGATTTCTACATTTTCTAACAATGTTACGCCAAAGTTGTTATTGCTTGAAATACATGCGTTTGGTAACGCAACTGTTGAGTTAGCATTGGCAAATGTCAATCTGATTTGAATGTTGCTAACTGTATTTGTAGGGGCCCAGCCACCAAACTGTAATGTTACATTACCAGTAACTGCGCCATATTGAACATCTCCACTAGCAACATTAACTAATACGGTTCCTGCAAGACTGTTACCCAAATTGTAAGTTGTGGCTCTAAATCCTCTAGTGCTAGCATTACTGATTAGTGTGTTAGCCATGTCATTATTCAATACAGAATTGGCCAATGCGGCTTTAAGAACTGCATTGTTTTGTAAATCAGTAATCTCGTTTGCCGCAATGTTTAAGTCGTTGGCAATTTGAGCAAAGTTATCTCTGAATCCCTGAGAACTATTGTTTTTTCCCGGGACTGGGTAATTTACATTGATTCCGTTTGTGTTGATTTGGCTTGTCATAATTTATCTATTCCGTATTGTATTTAGTATTGCGTTTGATCTGGCAAAATAGTTTTTCTAGGGAACAACACATAGAAATCTTTACTGTCTAATGGATTTGGTACAGGGGTTGCGCTAGGCAATCCAGTCCATGCGGGTGGGCTAGAATTATTGTCATAATTGTACGTAATACTCTTGTTGACTGTGAATCTATCAATTGTGAAATTAACAGAGTTAAGTGATTGTTTTTCTCCTACAGTATTTACCCAGTTATTATTAATCTGATATTGTATATACTGTGCATATGTCACAACATTTGTTGTAGACCCGTCAGGTAATGTAATTGCTTCGGGCAATGTAACTGTGCCAGGTTGTGTATAACAGATTACCCAAGCAGGAGTATAACCCAATGTACTACCATTGACTTGTTGACTTGTCATCCATAATGGTAATAGATTGCTGTCATATACTTGACCTAACACTTGACCAACTCTGTTGCGCATATTTGGTAAACTGTTTGGATACAATGTTCTTGCTTCTCCGGGTGTCAAACTAGTATAGAACTGTTGACCTGAAGGGCTAACTTCATAACTTGTGTATATTTCAGTTACGCTAGTATACCAAGGTCCTAAATCTAATGGAATAAATGTTGGCCAATAAATTGACTGCGGCACACTTGCACCATAGATATTAGCATTATTAGGATACTGTTCACCCAAATTAACTAAATTATCTATTACTTCGCTATACACAACTTCATATATGACTTCGCCTGTTGTTTCATTAATAGCCTGTGCGACTTTAATTTCACCTAACGTAATGTCTCTCCAATAATGATTCTGTGTTACAGCGGCTACATATTGTTCAAAGTCACTGGCATTAATACCATAAGCATGTTCATAAACAACGCTTGTTGCCACTCCAAAATAAGGATCATCTGATCTATATAAATATTCAGGTGGAATCAATGATGTATTTGTTAATAATGAATTGATTAAATTTCTATCACTTAAACTTGGATTACATGAAATATAAAGTGTATCAGTTGGTTGTTGATATTCT